CCTTAACTCACCTTTAGGAACACCAGCTTTCTCTAATTCATTTATATAAGTTACTAATTTAGCTTGATTGGGTAATTTTTTACTTGTATTAATAAATTTAGCAGCTTTGGATGTTAGGCCTTGGTTTTTAACTTTTGTGCCTGTATACATCATCTCTTCTAAAGACAAGGGCTTAAATTCTTCTACTTTAGGTACAGGTACATCTTTGACAGCCTCTTCTACAACTTCAGCTGTTTCTGTTTTTATGGGTACGACTGGAGTATCGACAATAGGGTCTATTGCTTTTACAGCTTTAGCACCACGAAACAGTCTAAATAACGGTAATAAACTAATAGCACTAAGACCAGATAAACCGTAATTTCCTAGTGCGCCAAGAAAGTCTTTTTCAGCTACATTTTTTGCGCCTCTAGCACCAAACTCACCTACTTCATAAACTGCAAGTGCGTCTCCGATTCCAGGAGATATACTAATCGCTAATTGATCTACAAATGGAAGTTCCTCAAAATCACGATAAGCCTCACGAATGTTACCTTCGGATGCTGCCTTTTTAAGGTTCTCTAGTACTTCTGCTCTGTTTGCCATTAAAGTAATTCAGGTTGATAGCCTTCTAGCTGTTTTAATATTTTTTCTTCGTTAATGCTCAATTCTTTAAATGTATCGCTAGATTTTTTCATGAGTTTTCTGCCTGCAAGTTCTCCCACTCTATCTTCGGCTTGCCCTCTTTTAAAATCTACTTGAGCTTGACGTTTTCTTTGTCTAATTCTTTGTAAGGAATCATACAATCTTTTAGCTTTTTTTGCAGATAATCCTACTTTAATAAAAGGACCCCCTGCTAAGGCTGCATAATCTACTGGGTCTGTTGGATCAAAAAAGATATCGGTAACATCTTTAACTGAAATGGATTCTTCTGGGGGGCTATCTAGTTTTTTTTTTCGAGATCTGCAAGGATGTCGTCAAGAGACTCTTGTTGTTGTCTTTGTTGAGGCTGTTGAGTTCTTCCTCTTCCAGCTTCTATCATTCTATCGACTCTTGGGTCTGTTTCTTCAGGTCTAAATAAAGGCATGTCAGGACCCATTAACATAGAGAAAGGTTGCATGCCTTGCTCAGCATCTAGATCTTGCATTCTTTGATTTTCCATTTCTTGATCGTAAGCTGATCTTGCTCTGCTTACATACTCATTAATATTAGCGCCGACTTCGTTGGCTTTGTTTTTTGCAAGATTTATTACCGAGCCTACATCCATTCTTAATTGTGCAAGATCTCTTCCAAAAGCTTCAGGACTCATGATTCCTATATTTTCTTCTGAAAAAGGTTCTCTAAACATTTGAGTACCGTCTGCTAAAGTAGCAACGCCTAAACCTCCGCCTGCTATAATTGCATCCTCAGTATTTCTGATTCTGTTTAAATCTCTTGCGCCGTAAGTAAGACCGCCTGGCTGTCCTCTGCCTGGAGATCCTAAAATTCTATCGCCAATACCAGGCATCATTCTATCTGGAAGATTTTTACCAGCATTTCTACTTAAAACTTGTCTGCTAATATTAGCAGCCCTTCCCATAAGAGGTCCTCCAAATGACATCATCATTCTTGGTTGACCTTGCATTTGGTTCATTACAGGAGGTGCTATTCTTTCTTCTGGCATAACAGGCATTCCAAGATCTAAATTAGGAATTATATCTGGAGCTACGGCTGGAGGTCCTGGTATTCTTGGGAATGATCTTGTGTCTACTACAGGCATTTTCTGTTGCAATCTACGAAACAGACCAGACAATCCGCTAAGTTTTTGAGGCATCCTACCTCTAAAGCGCATGTCTCCCATTTCTGGCATAACAGGAACTCTAGGCATAGGTTGTGGAGCCATAGGCATAACAGGTGCTATTTGACCTCTTGCTTTATTTTTTATTCTACTAAAGAATCCCATTTGAAAATAATATATTAATTAGATGGTAAAACCAAGTGCGCCTTCGCCCATTCCAAACATTTCTTCTGCCATTTCTAACTCTTCAAGAGTCATACCGATTTGCTGGAGGAATTGTTCTACTTGTTCTTCGGTAGCACCCTCAGCCATCATTTGTTCTACAATTTTTATAATTTGCATGAGGGCTTCCTTAGCCTCGGCTTTTTCTTGCTCACTCAAGCTATTAATTTGTTGTTGTAATTCGTTAGGTAAAGTTGGGCCTGCTGGAGTCCCTTGCATCATTTGTTGGTCTGGCATCATTACAGGTGCAACGTCCATATCCATCATATCTTCATCCATAATTCTATCCTTAGTGGTTGTCGGCAGATCTTATCCTTGGGGGAAATAAAGGAGATATAAATCTTTAGATCTGCCTAAACCGATTTTACAATAATTCGATTGTACCACCTGTTTTGATGAAATGTAAAAAAAATGAAATTTGTTTGAGAGAGATCTTGTCCTTGTGTGTGTCTCTACTGGTCTAGCCAATTTTTGCCTCCCCCCCCTTTGCCTGACCCGATTACCGATCCGATTTGCCTGACAAATAGAGTCCCATAAAAAAGGGGGCGTGATGCCCCCTAATTCCTCCAAGGTTTTTTTAGTTGATGTTATCGGGATTGCCAAGTGGCGGCACTAAAGTCATGCCGATCTGCTCAGCTGTCGGCTGACCCATTAACTCGCGCATCTCGGAGTTAATGCCACCATTTGAAATGATGTGCTGACCATTAATGATGAGACTATTACAAGCTGTCTCGATTGCTTTGCCAACGACACGCTCGCCTGTCTCATCATATAAGTTTATTTCTATCTTCATATTGACCTCCTAATAGTCATTTATTTAATTAAGTTAATTTAAACACTTTGGATACATCTTGTCAACAACTATTTTCATTTATTTTTTAGACCAGCTTTGTCGAACCCTGGCTGCGAAACGCCAGAGATCTCCTGGGCTGCGTGAAGCCTCTTGTGTGTGTTAAGGTACCTGCTAGCTGAGCAGCCCGACCCGAAACTGATACTCAGCCCCGATCCCGACCGCCCATTAGGAACACCAGCAGGTAAAGAAAAATGGTTAACTCAAGCACTTATACATCTCTTCCCAGTAATCATCGATATACTCGTAATCGTAGATTGGAAAGCTGCACTTGTCTGAACCCCAAAAGCCTTGAATCTCTCCTTCAAATGTGTCAACCCAAACAGTAGGACCGCCTCCCGCTATCATTAGCCTAGCGCCCAGGTATTCCCCGCTTCCGTCTATTATGTAACGAATGCTGTAGGCTTGATACCATTCTTCTTCATGCTCCTCATCTCTAGGCCAAAAGCACATCTCTCCTTCTCTTGCTTCTTTGGCAAACAGTTTACACATGTCGCGCAGTTGTTTTTCACAGTCACTCATGCTACCGCCCCCCATTGATCAGCCATCGCTCGCGCTAACCCTTTATGAAACTTGCTTCTGAACTTCCAACGATCGGGACCAGGACTGGCAAGATGAATATCATGTCGTGCCGTTTCTCTAGACAGTTCGCTCGTCTTCTGTAAGAGCGGTAAGTTCTTCAACCAAAGGCAGGTGCGTTTACTTACGTTGTCTTCAGCCTCAACCGAGTCAGCGAACTCGTAGGGTTGGACGCTCTGCGCAAACGGCTCAAAGTTCTTTATTCTGGCCTTCGCATGCTTATGCATGATGGGGTTTTCAATTGCGATCCGCGGGACGTCTGCGTTCCAAAGATCCGAAAAGAGTGCTGCACCTTCATCCAGCTCCTCCCACATCTCCTGGACAGTTTTACCAGGAGGTGCTTTGTGCAACCAACGCACACCAGAGTTACAAAGCCTGGTGCAGGGTGGATGGGCCACCATTAATAGATCCCAAGCTTCCATCTCTAGAACATTTCTGATGTCGTCCTGGATGTGACGGTTAGTCTGATCATCCGCTGGGAGTATATCGCAGCTCCAAGCGTCATGACCGTTATCAATAAAAGCGTTTCTAACGATTCCGCTAGTCTCGCATCCAATTAGTATTTTCATCTTCTTCTCCTAAATAAGTTAATGAGCCTTTAATATAACTGACTGGTTACATCTTGTCAACTATTAATTGAAAGATTCTTAGACCAGTACCGTTGTCCTGGCCAGAGCTGCTGCGGGCCTCACTTGTGTTTGTCTTGTGTGTTTCTCCTAGCCTCGCAGAGCTGGTTGACGCATTTGGATCCCCGAATTAGATCCCCGACTACCTGCTTTTTTTCCAAAAAAAACCCCTCGTAAAAGAGGGGCTTAGAATAGTTAGAGATCTATTAATCTAACAAAACCATATAGGCCTCTGGTTCATGTTCTATAAACCAATCAATACCTTTTCTAACAATCTCCCAATCGGGATTAGGCATGACTTGCATCCCCATAATGGTATCGTAAACAGCAACAGCATCTGGTGGAATTGTGCATGATGCGCCGCCAAAGATATTCTTCACCTCTTGCGGCTCTTTGTCTAAGATCTCGCACTTAAAAGGTAAGGTTCTTTCTTTTATTTCTTCTGTCATTATTTTCTCCTAAATTAATTAATGAAGTTCTAATATAACGAATTGGATACAAACTGTCAACTACTAATTATAGATCTATTTCATCCTCTCCTGGACAGGGCTGCAACTCCGTTGGTGTGTTTGTGTTTGTGTGTATCTTATGTGTGTGTAATCTGCTTTGCCAAATCCAAAAGCCCGACCCCGATTCCCCGACAAAAAAAAGCCCGAAATTAATCGGGCTATTTTAGTTTTCAAAGTCAACCAAACTCCCTACTCTAGCTTTATACTCATACTCTAGGGACTGATGAGTTTTAATAGTTAATTCATAAGCTCACCTCTTGCTCTAAAATTTTCATCATATCTTCGACAGTCTCTGCCCCCACTTGAGCAATCAAGATCGCATTACATAAAGAGTTTTGAATACTCCAAGAACTTTCTAAATTTAAACGATAATCTGAATTTTGATTATTGCGATAATCATAATGATCGCTTAATGAAAAATACTCAGAAGGATTGGCTTGATTAAAGTCATTAATCTCTTTAGAAATAGCCACATTTAGCTTTTCACTTTCTTTGAGTATTTTGTTTCTTTCTGCTTTTAACTTTGTCAGCTTTTTATAAGTAGCAGTCTTTTTAAAAGCCTCATTTTTGGTAATCATTTGAGATTCCATTCTTCTATAGAACTTGTTAGCTATCGCTTCTCGTTCTTGTTTATTGGTTTTCATTTGTATATACCTCCTAAAAGTATGTTGTTTAAATGAACCATAAGTATAACACAATATGTATACAGTTTGTAAACTATTTAAGTAAGTATTTTTCTTCTGTAAACGGCTTCCGTCTCAGCTCTGGTCGACGGCAGAACCCCCAGAGATCCTCCTGTTGTGTTATCATGTGTTATGCCTTGCAGAAAACCCGAACCCCGACACCCGATTAGAATACCCCGACCCGACCCGAATGATTTATCAACCTTTCAAGACCACCAACGGCGTCTCCTGGAAGGATCTGGAAGTTCTGTTGTGTTGTGTTATGTGTAGCAATACACCCCTCATTTAATATTCTTTAGCTTACCCCGACCCGACCCGATTTTTTCCTAGCTTTTTTGTGGGGGAGAGAGGGAAAGAGAGGGGGGATGCGATTAACTTTCGAATTCCTCGCATATGCGTAAATATAACTATAAAAAATAATTACATTTTGTATAACAAAACACTTGCATATATTGGATACATTTAGTAGTATTAAAGGGTGATAAATATTTTAACCCTCAAACTTTTAGGAGAGTAATTATGGGAACAAGAAGTAATATAGCGTATCAAAAACCAAATGGAAAAGTCGTAGTGATGTATTGTCATTATGACGGCTACCCAGAATATAACGGCAAGATACTTTATAACCATTACAACAATCGATCTAAGGCTCATGCTTTAGTAGACAACGGCTATCAGTCTGGCCTTAAAGAAACAATAATAGAATCAAACGAGGGCAGAGTTCATCAAGACCCACCTCAAACATTTCATTCTATTCACGCTTTCTTAATGAATGTGCAGTTCGATATTGAATGGATTTACCTATTCAAAAACAACTCTTGGTATGTAGCTGAAACCAAGATGATTAAAATGCCTAATGGCAGATATGATCTTGCAACTTTACATGACAAAGATTTTACACCTCTTTGGGCGTACTTCACAAAACATAATATTGCCGTTGGTGATCAGTCATGAAGTATAAATTTAAAGAGCGCAACAAGTTCAAACATATCAGAAGAAACATTTTTGATATACCTACAGGGGAGTTAGATACTCCCCTAACTAACGGACATCAAGTCTTAGAGTTTCTTTTAAGTGTAGCCAATAAAGAACGCTACAAATTCAAAGCAAGGGGTAGAGGTAGCCGTAAGTTTTATGGTAATAGCCAAGACCTACCACTAGAACACGCTGAAAAGATAGCACTTTATCACTCTACAAAAAATAATATTGCAGAGAAAGAACACCAAGAATACAGACGATCTAAGTCAGCTTGGGAGATAAGTTATAAACTCAGACAAATTAAAGATGCTATTGAAATGCATAACAATTCTTTTGACAACGACTTAGAAATTAATTTAGAGGTAAACGAAAATGCAAGTATTTAAAACCAAAACAGAAGATCATCCTATTACAACAACAGTTAATATTGTTGCAAGACCATCATCTATATGGTCGGTTGATTATGATATGTTTAAAGAATTTTTTGTAAGAGAAGGATTTGATACAAAAGAAGATTGGGAAGATTATCTTCATTATTTTGAAGATGCAGACTCAGACTGGATTAATGATATAGCAGAGTTTTATAACTTAGGTTGGGATTATATAGACCCAGACAATGGAAGGTGTAAAGGCAACGATTATTTTGTTTTATATTTAAAGGAGAACGAAGATGATTAGCCTTTTAGACATAATGTTTGAAATTACAACCCTCTTAGTGCTTGTAGCAATTTTATATATGATAATAACTGAAAATAATAATAGGAGATAACATGACCCAATATTCAGACCAAGTAGAAAAACGCAGGCAGGAAAGCCTAGAAGAAAGAATGGATAAAACTCTTACTTGTTATTACTTTCAAAAACATGAAAGTGAAGATATAGAAGATTACCGACAGATTGATTATGCAAGTGGGCGCAGAGTCATAACTAATATCAGTAAACCTGGCAGACCCAAGACAACCCAAACAGAGCCTATGCGTAAATGGTTATTTGAAACTTTCTTTGCTAAATGATTGAGATAATAGGCTACTAGCGGGGGTAAATTATGAGTACGATACCAAAACCAAGTGCAAGAAAAATATTAGATCAACTGCACGAAGATGATTCGTCAATGATTTGGTATTTATTGTTATCTGCATATGCAATAAAAACGGGAGATATACCTAAAGCATATAAAACCACAAAAAGCGGTTATACATTTACTGCCTATGATTTTGACATAGATCATTTAAACCAAAAAGATATAAGAAATCTTTTAAAGAGAATAGATAAATGATTGAGATAATTGGATATATATTCGGAGTAGGCTTTCTTATTTGGCTAATCGTACTGATTGGTATTTTTATCGCAGTTAAATGCTTTGAGAACCTATGAAAAGATACCGTTATGTAATTGTCAAACAAGACAAACCCAACACTTTGCTTCCATATGGCGTAGAAGTTTATCTAAACAAAGACAAAGAACCCATACGATCTTATTGGTTTAAAACACCCCAAGAAAGAATAGAAGGATTGAAGATTGTTGCTAATTATGATTAATCTCGATACAATCCGAAAGTGGTACTTGTTTGATTGGATTCAATATATCTTCTACTCTCCTAAAAGTATGTATCTTATGAGTGCCACACTTTCATGAGTTTCTTATTTTACCTAGCACTATTCTTGTACATTCTTGTATTTATTCTGGATAGACCTAACCAAAACTAATCAAAACTTTCTTCTTCTTCTAAATCTGTGGCTTCATCTATTGCTTTTTGATCTATTGCTTCCTGTTTTAGATCTTCCTGTTCCAACCTTTCTAAACTATCAGCCTCATCTTCCAGCTCGCCTGGATCCAGCAGACCGTCAGTTTTATTGGCTAGGACCACATTCCCCATCAGCTGCTCAAGTCGTTTCTCTACTTCTTCCCGACTCATTTGATCTACCTTCCCGAACATAACCTCTTTTCTATCCACCACAAGACCCCCGACCTTTAACAAACTATTTTGTGCCGATATGGCAGCATTAAAGGACCCAGCTTCAAGGGCCTTGTCTCTAATATCATATAAATCCTGAACAGCTCTATCATAATTTAACTCATACTTCTTCTTAGCTTCATTCATCAGATAGTTATATTCTTTGCGAATAGTAGGATGATTCATGAGCTTATTGGCGGATTGACGAGCATCTTTATACCCAGCCTTATGTGCGCACTCTACGAGAGATAAACGAGGATTATTGACAGCTTGCCAAATAAAGTTTCTTTGTCTGCGATTGAGTGAATTGTCTAGATTAGCGAATTCAATG